GGCGAGTCCCCCGCCTGTGTCAGCTCCCTGACGAATGGCTAATGCGCGGTTTACCCGGGCGTTAGCTGACTGGTCAAGCCCCGAGGGGTTGGGTGCAGTCGCGCTCTGGGAGGCCGCGGTGCGCTGCGTCGGGTTGGTGAACTTGGTCACAGTCTGAGACTGCTCCCCCATGGCCATCCCGCCGCGGTTCAGTGTAAGGTCGTCCAATCGTATCGCCATCAGTACCATCTCCAAGATCCGGTGTACCCCATCCGAGAGAACCGGCGGGCTTTAACTTCCTGCTTAACTTCCTCAATCGCCCGCTCGAACCGTGTGCTGTGGGCGCTGGCCTTGGCCATGTTCTCCCCATCGTGGTCATGGTTGCGCAGGGCACGAAAGGCCGCCCACTCCAGCATGTCCAAGTGGAACCGCTCAGGGATTTCAGGCCCTACGTCAGGGGCCTCTAAAGTCAGCTTGGCCAGAGGGTATCGAGTCACGCGCAGGGTAATCTCTTTCCCTACGTCTTCCGCGGTGGGGGTGCCCATCAAGCGTAGGGAGCCCGTCTCATAGTCAGGCACCACTGCGAACACCCCTGCACCAGAGAAGGCGTGGGGAGAGGCGAGGCCAGAGAAGTCGGAGAGGTCCCCCGTAGAAAAGTCATGCGACACTACCGGCAGTAGCTTATCGTTGTACGCCGCGGATACAACACGCAGCACCGAGGGGTGCAAGGGGTAGTCGATCTGCCCTAGAACTACGGGGTAGACACATACCGCTGGGGTGGTGGCGTCGTGAAGGTACTCGGTGAGCTGGCAGAAACGAAAATACCCCTCGTTGATGTAAAGCATCAAGGAGGGGTCTGACCATAGGTAGTCTGCGTCGTCGGCGCTAACCGCGTCCGACACATCCCGAAGGATGTTCCGCCGCAGTTCGCCGAGTAATTCGATCGGTGTCACGTATCACTCCTGCCCCTACGGCGGGGCTGTAGATTAACTCTATCGAACTACCTGATACGGGAACCGTGGGCTGTCTTCGTATCCGGCGATGCGCCCGTCGTCGTCCATCATGGGTTTTTTTACGACGGCGTTGTCCAGAATATCGAGCAAGAAGTTGGGCACATTGGCCTTTTTTCCCGCCATCAATTTGTACCCTACACCGTTATGACCGATGTATAAACCAGAAGGTGGGATCTCGTCGTTCTTCTGGAGGATAACCAACGTGCGCTCCACGTCGTCTTTCTTGGCTGCCGGCTTAGGCTTGGCCTTGTGCGAGGGCTTACTCACGCTGGTCTTGATAGGTTCAGGCGCCACGGGTTCTGCTTCACCGGGGCCGAATACATCTTCAATATCACTCATCAGTTGCTTCCTCGAATGCGGAGTCGAACTCGGCCTCGTCAGCACGATCCTCCCCCATCAGCATTTGAAGGACACGCTGCACTTCCGGCATCGCTTCCTTCGCGTCTTTGAACACCAGTTCCACATCTGAGTCCTCGTAGCTTGAGTCCTCCTCGCGGTTCTTGGCGTCGATTTCCGGGTCGCTGTAACGGAGTATAACCCCATTTGCAGCCATGCGGATGTTTATGGTCTTGTCCATAGGGTACGCCCTTGCTACTTCGCTGCTCATAACGAGGTACCCCCACCGAAGTGGGGGTTCCTGTTTACGCCGTAGCGGCTACTTCCGCACGAACCATGAACGCATCCTGAAGGATCACAGTGGCGTTCCAAACCTTCCAGCCGATGGTTCCACGCTGAGCCAGCGGGTCGGTGTTGGTCGCTTTGGGCTGCACAACCATGACTTCCACAGAGTCCTTACCGCGCAGGGGCACGATACCGTACGCATCACGAGCCAAGAACAGGATCGGATACACGTCGGCGTCGGTGCCAGTGGTAGACAGCATAGCGCCCTTGGTGCCGCCTGCGTCTTCGTAGGCTTCAAACACGGTAGAGCGGATGTAGCGCACATCTTCCACTGAACCAATCTCACCTTCCATTGCCACGGCAGAGCCGTACTGCTTGGAGGAGATAAAGCCCACCAGATCGCGGATGTCGTTCTCAACGTCCGGGTGGGTCAACGCGATGAACGCTGACTCGATCGGCTGAGTGTTGTACTTGACAGACGACGCCACCATGCTGGTAATCGGCTTGGCGTTCTGGCGCTTCAGCGAGCGAGTGATACGACGCTGCAGGCTCAGAGTCAGGGGAGTGTTTACACCGCCACGGGTTGTGCCGTTAGCGTAGAACACGTTGGTGCCAGCTTTCAACACGTTGAAACGCAGGGTCTCAATGGTGTGTGCAGCCTGCTCACCCAAGATGTCAGTCATTTCACGCAGCAAAGGCGGGAAGTCTTCGTGCAGATCCATGATGACGTCAGTGAACTTCAGGAAGTCGCCGTACTGCTGCAACGTCACTGAATAGTCTTTGTTGTCCAGTGTGCTGCCAGTGGGCGTCACGCCTTCAGTCAGCGGGGTGTCCGCTACAGGGACGTTGTACGCACCGGCATCACCTGAGGCAGAGCCGGTAGCGCCTGTCATGTAGTAACGACGCCACTTGGCGACACGGGTAGCGTTCTTCGGGATGGGGTAAGCCTGCCCGAATTTCTCCAGCATCATGTAAGGGATAGCCCGCTTCAGCAAGTTGGCTACAGAGAACGCCGTTTGGCGTGGTGTAATGTCCGAATAAGTAGTCATATTAGTTGTCTCACGTCAGAAAGATTAACCCAGTCCGGCGGCTTCCTCGAAGGCAGCGTCGAAGTCATCTGGACTCGAACTACCCGGTACATCCGCTTTGCTGGGGCTTGGCGCCGCACTCAGTGCTTTTCGCGCTGCGGCCGAAGGTTGCTTCGCCGCGGGCTTTGCCGCTGGTTGCTTTGCTCTTGCTGACGAGGCTGGTAATTCTGGCACTGCTCCCGCCGTTCCTTTACTCACTTTGAACTGGTCAACCAGCTCAATCACTTCCGCAGAAGAACCGGACTTAGCCACTCGCGCATATTCCGCTTGCAAGAACTTTGGCTGCGTCTGTATCCAATCTTGGATCTGGGGTTTGATCGTATCCAGATCCGAATGGGCGAATCTTACTGCGTCGAGATGTGCGTTTACCTGCAATTTTTGCGTGGTCGCAAACACTGGTGCCAGTGCACGTCTCAAGTCGGAGTATATCGTTTCCTGCACAAGTTGCAAATGGGCGTCACGAAGTACTTGTTCTGCCTCGTGAACTTCTGACCACTCGCTCTTGTATCTTTCCACCGCTTCGCGCTTATCCGCGGGGATGAAGTCGTCGATGGTTTTGGCCACCGCTTCGGGTTCTTCCTCGACTGCGGGCTCCTCAGTAGGAGCGGCTGCCGCGGCAGCGTTCTCACGGTTCTGCCGAATAATCTCTGCAGCCCGGGCTACCTTTTCTTCCCGGGTCTCTGCGGAGGCTTCGCCTTCAGCGGCGGGCCCCCCAGTGGGGGCGTCGTCCTCTACAGGAGCGTCGTCTTCTACCGCGGCGGGCTCCTCAGTGGGGGCGTCGTCTTCTACAGGAGCGTCGTCCTCTACAGGAGCGTCGTCCTCTACAGGAGCGTCGTCCTCTACAGGAGCGTCGTCTTCTACAATGGGGTCTTCTGCGACCACGCCATCAGCGGCTTCGTCGAACGCGCTGTCATAATCTGTGGCGTTGTCTTCTGGTGTTAAAAGTTGCGTGCTCATGTCGGGTCCTTACTCGTTTATGTCAAACGGGGGTTTAGTGGCTACCTCAATCATGTCTCGGTACGCCTTTATCTCCCCCTGTACGGAGCGCATTTCCTCTGGCGTGCACGTACACAGGGTGTCTTTCAGTCTACTTATCATCGTTCCTGCGTACAGTCGTACCGCTTCTACTCCATTACCGTTACGTGCATCATATATCTCTCGCTGTATGATTACCAACTGGTCGTTACTGTTCACCGGTCACCCCCTTAGTAGCTGAGTCTGACACAGCCAGCATGGTTTTCACTGCGGAGTTGTCCGCCGAGTCGAGGTTCTTGCGAGCCTGCGCCGCGTTCTTCATAGCGTCGGTGGCCATCTCTTTCATCTGGGCTGCAAAGATCTGCTTGTTCTGATCCGCCTGCTCGGCTTCCTGCTTGGCCTGTTGGTCCTGACGCTGCTTGACCACTTCCTCAGACGCCATGATGTCCTGCACCGGGATGTCCCGGGCCATCAGTCGCTGCTTCAGCATCTTCTCGTCATCAATATACAGCTGCTCGCCCTCGCTCAGCGTGTTCTTCAGGTTGTCCAGTGCGTAGGCCCGGACTTCCTTGGCAATCAAACTGGTGGCGCCCTTGGCCACTGGGCGGAGATCCCCGGTGTACTCAATGCCCTCGTTGAATATCTTGTTCCACTCAATCAG